CGATACTGCTCAGGATGCCCGAAAAAACTAGCGGCTAATTCAAGAGATAGGGATTTACCCGTACCTGACTCAGAAGAACCAACGTGGTAGACCATACCGTTAAACTTTGTAAAATGCATAAGAAGCGACGCTGGTCCAACCAAAGCCATAGTTAGTATCTGCCACTCTTTACGAGCCACCAACATGTTGATTACTTTTTTCCAATTATCCAAAGTACCTGTTGGTGTTGTGGCACGATTGATATTCTCAAGGTCAGGTGTTGGTACGTATACATCTCTGCCCTCGGAGTAATACACACGACTGTTGTAAACAAACGATTTATCTGACTGCCAACCGCAATTACTCGGTACTTTAACAGCCCTTTTATTAGCACTAACAAACTCAACGCACCCACGCACGTACTCAAACAAATTCTTGTCGTTGCCTGAGCCATATGCCGCAATGATGTTTTGATTAGCTAGGTGCTTGACTGTCTCATCTTTACTTACCACAGAGCGTTGTGGAATAAGCACATCGACCGGTCCTTCGGGTCTAAAAGCCATCATGTGTACTAGGTGATCATTTTTATTGTTTAGAATATCTACGGCAAATAGGTCATACGGCAACAACATAATCTGCTTACGTGCTTTCTTACCATCCTCGTCTTCAAGCATTTTGTCCATAAAGATACCGCCATTGTTACCATAAGCGTATCCTTTAGGTGGAGTGGGTTTTGATATTACTATCTGAGGTGCTTGTGCTTCTGCCGACTGCATCTCTACAATAATTTCACTTGCTTCGCTCGTAGTTTTTATCTCACGACCTAGCGCTAGTGGATTAGTTATCTTGCCAAAGTGTGGACACTGCTCGCACACACCCGGATTAGTCTCGTCTAGCTTAACGCACGCATACGGACCTTTTATAGCATGCCATTTCTGTACATGCCGTTCGGGTTCATATGGATGCATTGCTGACAATGCTAACCCCTCTTCTTCGCCATCTTCACAATGCTTAGCTATGCTGAGGATACCACGCCATAAAGGCTCCATGCCATCTTTGCTTGCGTACTCTTTATAATAGTTAATCTGCCCGCACTTATCCCCGATAGTAGAAAACAATGTGAAGCTGTTCTCTATTAGCTTAACGCTATTGGCGTTGGGTATTTGTTTTGGGCGTTTGCCTGCTATAAGAGATGGCACGACTAGCTCATATGCTGAGCCATTCATTTTTTCTTTGAGGGCTTTTGCTACTGTATCAAAATCAAAAGTCTTGTGGTTAGCCTCAACCATAATCTTGACTTTGCGTGGCTTCTCTTGCTTGTAATTACTTGTGTCAGGAACACGTAGTATTCTGACCGCATCGCCTGTAACCATTGCGTCAATCTTAAAGCCTTCTTTAATACAAAGACGTTTTAGATTCTCTGCAACAGGTTTCCAAACAGATATATCAACTTCTTCTGTGAAAGCCCAATACACATGTAGACCCCCACCACTAGAAACAATCCAAGGTGTACCTAGTTCTGCTAACGCTGTCGTAGATAAGAATGTATCCAATGCTTTAGCGGCATCTGCTTTGGTTGGATAATCTTTACCTGCTCCACAATCAATATCTAAAAACAACGACTTGATTTTTACTGCGTTCTCAGTTAACCGTCTACCTTTATCATTAAACGTGGCAAGCGCATAGTATGAGTTGTAGCCCTTTGCATCAAACGCCATAGCGGCGTCATACAACTCGTCAACCGTGTTGACGAAGACATGCTCTTTTTTAACTGTGCTAATTTCAACGGCGCAATAAACCCCTGAAGTTGGTAACACAGTCGCTAGAAATTCTTGCGACTTCATGTGAACCTCTCAAGTTTAATAGTTTATTCTAGCGCTGAACCGTTTAATTAACTCCTTCTGATACTCTTCGTTTAGCCCTCCGTTGTTGACGTAGTCTTCAGCATAGCGAATGAGTTCTTTATCTGTCAGGGTTCTTGGATTTATTTGTGTCACTTGTTCTTTATGCATTTTCTCATTGCCTCTTCGACTGTACCGCTAGATTGTAGTATGTTCAACAAAGACTGAACGCTCGTTCTGTAGGCAGGCGTAACTGCCCTGCCACTAAACCAGTTATATACCGTTTGTCTTGTTGCGCCTGTGTATTTTGAAATCTCTATTACTGGGAAATCTAAACTGATAGCCCACCGACCTAGTTGATTACCTAGCGTCTTGGGTGCTACCTTTGTTGTTTGTTTTATTGTATCTGAATAAGCCATGTTATTTTCCGTTGTTGGGTGGGGGTAGGGTTACTACCCCCTATCTATTACTCGTCGTCCCACTCTTCAACAGTAGCGGCTAAGTTACTAGCTTTCTTCTGTGGAATAGCAGTTGTTTTTACGGCAGGCTTGCGCTTCTCAGGCTCGTCCACCTCTTCGACTTCTTCCTCAACAACCGGTTTTGCTTTAGCTAAACTAGGCTTTTTACCTTCAAGCATAGGTGGCTTATCAACAGGTTTAGAGACAGTCATTGTAACTGCATTCTTCGCCTCAAGGGAAGCCCCTTTAGCCACGGCAATCTCGTACTCCTCATCATCTAACCAACGTACAGGTTGGAAGAACAACTTGGGTACTGCCGCCTTAGTATCAAAGCGTAGACGTGTTACAAGTGTCTCAGGATTAATACTCTGTGCGGCTAAGTAACGTGCGTACGCCTGTAGTGGGCGTTTATCACCTTCTTCTTTACCGAAGATGGATGTAGCCGCAAGTGTTAACTGCATGATGTCGCCTTGTACATCGTTGGCTAATACTACAGCAAGTCGTTGTGAAAAACGGCAAGCCTTCGATTCGCCTTGACCAGACCCCTTTACGTTTTGTGGGCATGATGCGCAGTCGTGTGCTTGTGGTTCTTCAATAGACGCATCAGGCTTATCACCATCAGCAGACCAACAATCAGGGGCTTTGTTTTCACCCTCAACGTATTGTCCTGCGTAGAATGTACGGCTGATTTTAGGTGCGGCATTTACAATCACAACATCAAGATGACGGTCGTCAATAGATGTAATTTCTTTACCGTCTGCCATCAAACGGAATACACCGCCTTTAATGGAAATACGTTTACCACCGTTGCCACCTACTCCGCCCCCTGCAAGGCTCTTGGCTAGTGTTGATAGTTCCCCTTTTTTTGCAAATGCTGGGGTTTTGGCAGGATTAAAGTTGGCTAGTTCGCCCATTGTACTACTCCTCATTTAGTTGGTTTACGTACCGTTACTGCATACTCAGACATAGAATTTAACCCCGCCGGTACAATTCCGGGGTTCTCTTCCAAAAACATAGACATGTTCTTTTGCGCTATACGCTTTTCAAACAAATCTAATGCATCGTGCTCCATGACAAACGTCTTGAATGAATCCCAATCGTCTGTGTAGTAGCGTGTTTTTTGTGACAGGATTATAGTTCCCTCGTCTGTTCTCACAGATGAAGTACCAAGCGCCATCATTTGGTCTTTCATGGCATTCTTAATCTCGTCTTGCTTTGCTTTTAGTTCTTCAATTTGACTCTCGTAATCCTTAGTCAACTCTTGAACTTTGGTGTATATCCTGCGATATACCTTTGCTAGTTTATCTAGCGGTATCACTTCGTTTTCTTCGTTCATTTTATTATCCTTTGTAAAATATTATACATTATGAAAGTTGGGTGTTCAACCCGATATAGGGTTTTTCCTAGGAACTTATTTCCTCCCTATATAGGCTTAGCAAGAGGTCATGCCCTTCAACACGTTTCTCTAGCCGGTCAAACATTTTCTTTTCAATGTCACTACCTTGTAAGTGTATCACGGTTACATTAGTCGATGTCTGACCAATCCTATCTGCTCTAGCAATACATTGCAAGTACGTCTCCACGGACATTACCGGACCATAAAAGATAACGGTATCAGCCGCAGTTAATGTTACACCATGTGATGCGGCTTGTGGCTGAATCACTAATACTCTTGGTGCGTCTGTTGATTGAAAGCGTTTAAATATGTCGGTGCGCTTGTTTACTGTAACATCACCGTGTATTACCTCGCTTGCAATATTGTGCTTTTGTAAGTGTGCATGAATTGTCTCAATACTATGTCTAAACGGTGCGAACACAATTACTTTACGACTCGTCTCCTCAAGCACTTCGTGTAAGACATTAAGCCTTGGTGTGCAATCAAACTCTACTACCTCATGGTTATCTGTATACGCCGCACCTGCGCTTATCTGCAACAACTTGCTAACGCCTGCGGCGGCATTGACTGCCGTAATAGTTTCACCTGACGTCTGCACTAGCATGCGGTCTTTGAGCATCCTGTAGTATTTCACTTGTTGCGGTGTTAGTGGTACGTGACGTGTCTCAGTTAGCACAGGTGGTAGGTCTGTACATTCTTCTTTAGTGTAACGTATCGCAGGTTGTAGAGCGTTGTACACATCTTGTTGTGCGTTGGGTTTTGGTGCCCACTTGAACTTAGTTAGTTTGTTCATTACCTTATCACGCCATGCAGTAGCAAACTTAGGTACACCGGTTGGGTTAACTAGTTTAGCTAAGCCGTAGGCATCCACAGGTGACTGCGCCGCAGGTGTGCCCGTCATCATCCATAGCATCGTGTCAGGCTTTAGTATTTTGTTGAGCGACTTCCATCGTTTAGTCGTAGAGTTTTTATATGCGTTGGCTTCATCTACTATGACCAAGTCGAACCTGCCGTCATTAACTACTTCACTAGCGATTAAATCTAGCCCATCGTAGTTAACAACTACAAACTCGTAGTCGCCCTGTATCATCTCAATACGTCGTGATGCCTTAGAGTGATGCGCCGCTATGATTGACCTGTGTATGATACTCTTGCCAACACTACTAACCCACGCATCGTGCATGATAGACAGAGGACACAAGATAAGGCAACGTCTTACTTGTTTAAGTTTCATTAAGTAGTCAGCCGCCCATAATGCCGAGAATGTTTTGCCGGTTCCGGGGTCATTAAAAACGAACGCTCTGCGATGCATTGTCAAGAAAGATGCCGTATCAATCTGATGTGCAAACGGTTTGTGACGACCGGGCCAATCGTACTTAGCAGTAATCGGCGATGGTGGGTTCTTAACCCCTAGGTTGCGTAGCACCCGCACTTCATCTAAGCCCCAATACACAGCAACTTCAAACACTCCGTTATCTTCGCTTACTACTTTACTGCGTGGAATGATGCTGTATTTACTTGGGCTACGTGTGCGTAACAGTAGCGCCTTGTTATCAATTATTTGCATTGTTTAATTTCTCTAATATTTTTTTAAGTAACTCAATTACTTGGTCTTCA